TGATGATGCTCAAAGACGGATTGGGTGCGTCTATCACAAAAGGTATGAACGACCAACGGCAGCGACGTGAAGTCTTGGCTCTTATGCACGGAGACCGCAGCGGTACCGACAAACTCTTCGGCAATATGTCGCAATATGCGGCAAAAACGGGTTACGACAAAGCCGAGCTGATAGAGTCGCAGAAGCTTATGATGTCTTTCGGTATGTCGAGCGGTTTTGCTTTCGACAAACTGAAACAGATAGGCGATATCGCTATGGGCGACTCCAACCGTATGAGTAGTCTGGCACAAGCGTTCTCGAATGCAACCGCCACAGGCAAGCTGATGGGAGACGACCTGGCGAATATGAAGGAAGCCGGCTTCAATCCATTGCAGGTCATAAGCGACAAAACGGGCGAAAGCATGGACAGTCTAACAGAGAAAATGTCGCAAGGAAAAATATCGTCCGAGATGCTTTCACAGGCGTTACAGTGGGCTACCCAAGAGGGAGGACAGTTTTACAAAGGAGCCGAAATAGCATCTAATACGCTCGAAGGAAGAGTGAATAAAATGTATAACTCTCTGTCGGAGATGGCCGTCAATATCTTCTCGGCAATATCGCCGATACTGAATCCGCTTGTAAGTTTTGCTACACAAGTAATAGATACTGTCGGCTCGGGCATAGTGTGGCTGATAGATAAGTTCAAAGAGGGCAACCCGATAGTGATAGGACTTGCTGCCACTATCGGCACTCTTTCGGCTGCCGTGTTGGCATATAAGACTGTTGTAGGCATTATAACTCTCGTTCAGAATGGGTTTACTCTTGCCGTTATGCTCTCTAATATGGCAATATTGGCAAATCCGATAGTTTGGGTCTCGGCGTTGGTGGTAGGGCTCGTAGCGGGCATAATATTGGCTTGGAAAAAGTTCGAAGGTTTTCGGGGTGCTATCTACGGAGTATGGGAGGTAATCAAGGGATTCGGTAAAATCCTGAAAGACTTTGTCATAGACCGCATAAAAGGATTACTCGAAGGTATAGGAGGAATGGGTAAAGCCATCTCTCTGCTCTTCTCGGGCAAATTCGGGCAGGCGTGGGAGATGGCTAAGCTCGCCGCTAAAAACATATCCGGCGTGGAGGCGGTACAAAATGCTGTTGCTTCGACAAAAAATCTCGGCGAAGCCTACGCAGAAGGTACAGAAAAAGGCATAGCTGCATTCAGGGCAGAAAAACAACAAAAAGAAAACCAGAAAAAAGCCTCGGAAGAGGAAAAAATGCTTGAAGAAGCAACCAATACAAAGTTGCTCGAAGGCATAAAAAACAACATATCACAAAACAACGGTCTGTCGCAAGCAAATACGAGTACCGCAGCGGCGGGCGGTCCCAAAGTGGTCAATATTACAATCGGTAAGTTTTTGGATAATATCAATATTTCCCCTCAGACATTACAAGAAGGTATAAACAACATAGAAGCTCTTATACTCGAAATGTTCGGCAGGGTTGTAGTTCAGGGAGGATACGCACAATGAGCAATATTATAGTAGAACATAGCAAGATATACAAGTCCTATTTCAACGCACCGTATATCATAGCCGACTCTTCGACCGGCGGCAACAAAACCTCTAAAAGCGGCTCGGCAGACAATATAGGCTTTATCGAAAAATACAGAGGCATCGACGTGATGACGCCCGTAACCCTCTGTACTGCCGGCAAAGAATTGTATATACCTTGTGTTACAATCAGTTGCAGCAGACACAATACGATAATAAGAACTGCCGTAGCCGAACGTGAAGGTACGGTCAAAGAGCTGTTCTCGGCAGGAGATTGGGTAATAACGCTAAAAGGTATCTTGACCGGCGACAAGGGACAATTCCCCAAAGAGGAGACAGAGTGCCTCATAGAGATGTCGAAAAACACCGAGTCTCTCGAGCTGTGGTGCGGTCTGACCGATATGTTCATGCCGGGTAACAACAAAGTCGTTGTCGAAAGCCTCGAACTGCCCGAGATAAAAGGGGGCAGCATACGCCACCGCCCTTTTTCGATGACACTCGAAAGCGATTATGTCGATAGTCTTATAATAGAGAGAGTTTGAGCGGATATGTTTAGAATGGTATCGGATATAGAGGTAGTCAATAACAACAAAGGAGTCGTTACACGATTTCGCGGAATAAAGCCTACTGCCGTCAAGTGGTCGCAGAGTGTCAAAAACTTTGCCGACACCTGTTCCATAAGCCTACCGAAGAACCCGTATCTCTCCAATACGGTGAAAAACAATACCGTTTTCTCTGCAACGGCTTCTCGGGGAGAAACAATTTTTCACGAAGGCGACGCCGTAGAGGTACATCTTGGATATAACTACGAAAAACACCGTTTTTTCAAAGGATTCATAAAACAAATCAACTACGCACAACCTCTCGTGTTGGAGTGTGAGGGTTACTCTTATCTGCTTCGCAATGTGTCGTTTACGAAATCTTATAAATCGGCTACGATACGTCAGGTGTTGGACGACCTGACACACGGCACCGACATAAAGTTATCGCCGTATATACCGGAGATAACGCTCAAAAACCTGACTTTCAAAAATATGCCGGGGCTCAACGTATTGGAGTGGTTTCAGAAAGAGTGTCTGTGTGTCGTATATTTCGAGGAAGATACCCTGTTTGTCGGAGCCTCGAGGTACGCCATACCGCACCCTACACATAAGTTGCGTGTGGGCTGGAATACTGTCGAAGACAAGGAACTGAAAAAAGAGAGTGCAGCGACAAATGTCTCCGTCAACCTGATGCACAAATTACCCACAGGCGAGGCGAAACGTACCCAAGCCGACAAAAGCGGGCAAGGCGGCATAAAAGAGATAAAAGTACGGACAGGATTGCCCGACACATTTCTGAAAGAGGTAAGAGGCGAACTGCAAAAACAAGAAGATTACACGGGATACAAAGGCACTATCACCGCTTTTCTAATGCCTTTTTTCGGCAAAGGCGATGTATGCCAAATCATAGACAAACGATTCCCCGACAGAGAGGGAAAGTATTTTGTAGAGAGCATCGAAGGCTCTTTCGACGACAGAGGAGGCAGGCAGAAACTAAATTTGATATATTATGGCAAAGACAGAAAGTGAAGTAAGGAGTTTGTTTGCAGAGTTTTGCAACAAAGTGGTAAAGACGGGTGAACTGATACTTGCCAATGTAGTGGAAGTAGACTCGCAGGAGCGTACTTGTACCATTATTGACGACGATACGGAGTACTACGGCGTACGCCTACAACCGATTACCGAAGGACAGAGCGGAGTCGTGCTCACCCCCAAAGCAGGGGCGTTCGTATTGGTGTCGCGTATCGAAGGAGGCGACCTATACGTTATAGCGGCATCCGAATACGACAGCCTGTCGGCGAAGATAGCTGACACCACGCTAATCCTCGACAAAGACGGCATCGTAGCCAACAACGGCAACAACAGCGGAATGGTGAAAATAGACAAGATGATAGAGTGGATGGAAAAAGTGTATGAAGATTTGTCAACATTAAAAATAAAACTTGCGGTACACAATGTTCCTCCCCCTACCCCTGAGCCTCCTAACCCATTAGGTTTGACATTTGATTTCAAAACCCCCAAACCCATAAAATCGAACTTCGAAGACAAGCGGTTTAAACATTGATTAAATAACGTTTAAAAAGATATGAAAGGAATTTTGTTGGATATGAATGACAAAGCGGGCAATATCCTAATCGACGACAAACGAATGGTAGTAGGCGATATTGCCTTACAGAACGCAAAACTGATTATAGAGGCAAACAAAGGAGAGTTCAAAGAGAAACCCCTCAAAGGCGTAGGTATCAGCCGATTTGACGAAGACAATACTCCCGACCGACTGATACGTGAGATACGCCGAGAGTTCTTCGACGAAGGGTTGCATATCAATTCGCTCAAAATCGGAGCGGACGGTATCGAATTGGATGTCGATTATAAATAAACGGATAGATTATGGATAGTTTTTTTGCAACATATTATCTCGATTTACAACACAGGATACAGTCGGAGGTATCTGGTATAAAAACGGTCGAACCCGACTATGGGCAGGCAAATAAGGACAAGTGGCTGTCGGCAGCCAACTTGCCGTCGGTATTGATAGACTTCTCCGAGACGGTATACGAAAATATCGTTCTCGGCGGTACGACTGCAAACGTAGAGCTTACGTTGCGTCTTCTGACCGACATCTATTTGCCAAACCACGAATACACGCACGAGGAGATACAAAACCGTGCCTTACGGTACTTCGAGTTGGAACACCAACTGGCAAAAGCTCTGCACGGCTGGCAGCCCGATAGCGGTTACGTTCAGCCCCTGATGTTGTCGAGAGCCTATACCTCAAACGATAACGGACAGAAAACGAGATTACTCAAATTCACCACTTCATACGAAGAGTACGTAGAAAAAGGTAAGAGTTTCGACATATCTGTGCCGAAATGGCAGTAGTATTTGTACAAAATATCGAGCCGAAGTAATTTTGAAAAAAAAATAAATAACAATGGATAACAGAACGACAACCGACAAGATAATAGTACACTGCACCGCTACGCCCGAAGGCAGAGAGGTAACGGGCAGGGAGATTGACTGTTGGCATCGTAAGGCAGGATACAGCGGCATAGGATATCATTATGTCGTGCACCTCGACGGCAGGGTCGAAAAGGGCAGAGACGAACGTCGGATAGGGGCTCATACCGTGGGGCAGAATCACTGCTCCGTCGGCGTATGTTACGTAGGCGGATGCGATGCGGCTATGAAGCCGAAAGACACCCGCACGGCAGCACAAAAGGTGGCTCTGATAAAGTTACTCAAAGAGCTAAAACAGCGTTACCCCGCAGCCGTGATTTACGGGCACCGAGACTTCGCCCGCAAGGCTTGTCCGTCGTTCGACGCAAAAGAAGAGTATAAGGAGCTATAAAAATGGATTGGATAGCAGCATTAGGATATATTATTGCTCCCGTTTCGAGTATAATAACTTGGTTCGTAGGACGCAAAAAATCTCGTAACGACTTCTTACGAGAGATGCAGGCAAGTATAGACCTGCTTGCAACAAGAAATGGCAATCTTATAAAAGAGGTTACCGAACTTCGTGGAGAAAACATGAGACTCCGATTAGACGTACAGAGATTGGCTGCAGAAAATGCTAAAATGAGTAAAGAGATTGAAGGACTCAACTCTCGCCTTAAAAACATAAAGACTATTACTAAAAAAGGATAATAATATGAGAGGAATAACTATAATAGCACAAATATCGGCTGTGGTCTTGTCGATACTAATGCCATTGTCGGGTTGTGTCCCGACAAAACAGGTAACGACCTCCGAAAATTATTCTGCATCCGATATACATACAAACGATAGTTTATCTGCAATACAGACCCGAACGCTCGACCTGCTCCTCCGTCGACTTACCGAAACAAAGGAACAACTGTCCGAATGGACAACCGAACGCGTCGACTACAACACGATTGATTATGATACACTTGGCAGAATCATTCGCTCCACAGCACAGACTACCGACAGGCAGGGCGGCAGACATAACGACCGGCATATCGTAAACAATACTACGGCAAGCATTACGATGTCGCAGATAGACAGCCTTATCCTGTCGAGCGAAAAGCGTATTATGTCCGAAATCGCCACAAAGAGTACGATAGAGACAAAAAAAGGCATACCCGCTTGGCAAAAAGGACTTATGATAATCGGTATTATATCTCTGTGTTATATCGCAATAAAAATACTTTTTAAAACCGTATTAAGACCAAAATGACAACATACACCACGATTCTCAAAAACCAGACTCCACTCGACATAGCCCTCATACTTACAGGCTCCGCCGACAACGCATACGAGATAGCCAAAGAAAACAAGATTGATATGTCGAATATGTTGAAAACAGGAGAACAGATATATTACAACGGGGAAATAACGGACAAGCGTGTGTTTGAATATTACGCTGCTCAGGGTATCAGACCCGCAACAGGTATCGACGCATTATATTCGGGAGATATAAAAATTTTTGATAGTACGTTTGATTTTACATTTGAATAAAAAGATGACAACACAAGAGTGGAAAAAGAAATTGACAGACGAGTGGCTCAAACAGTCGGGGGTAAAAGAAGTTTACGGGATTGACACCGATAAGACATTCGACGAACAGTTCTCGGCGGTGAGCATAGAGAACTTACTGTTTTATGCCCAGGCATTCGGTTTGATGGTACTCGAAAAGATAGTAGGCGATAGGATCGCCAAGCTCGAAGAGCATTTCAATCGCCTTCGCCCTCATACCCTGAGCTGGTATGCAGAGAAAATCAAAGCGTTCCAAAAGGACGGTGATCTGAATAAGGATACCGGTGTGTATTCGAAAATAGACGAAAAAAAACGAATAGTAAAATACTGTTCGTTGACAGAAAGAAACGGCGTTTTGACCGCAAAAATAGCAGGACAAAAGGACGGCAAGCCGAGCCGTCTCTCCGATGATGACGTAAAAAAAGTATCGGCGTACGTCAGCAGGATAAAAGACGCAGGCGTAAGGGTGCTGCTATCGAGCGGAGATGCAGACAAATTCAACGTTAGTTTGCTTATACACTACGACCCACTGAAGAGACTGGAAGCCAAAGATATTAAGAAGGTGGTATCCGAATACTTGGAGAGTATGCCTTTCGACGGCATTTATTCGAATATGGCTCTAATAGACGCTATCCAAAAAGTAGACGGAGTGCGTGTTGCCGAGGTATTGGAATCGTCGGCAAGCTACGGAAGCAACCCTTCTAAGAAAATAATAAGCACATACTCTCCCAACTCGGGCTATATGACGATAGGAAAGGATATAATAGAACTAAGACCGTACCAATATGATCAACTTTAAACAAGTAGTCGGGTTCGCCTTCTTACCCCGAATTTACACGGGCGTGGCAAAATCCATATTGACCGCTATGGGCATTGTTTTAAACGATACTTTTAGCAAGGGTATGACTTTATTCGACAAGATGCATTATGACCTGTCTATTACACCTCAGGTATGTTTTTTGGAAAAGATACTCAACGACAAGTACGATGATAAGGAGCGTCATATACGCATACAAGATATAGGGACAGTCAAAGGCTATTTCTTTTTCCGCCAAACAGACCCTAAGGAACAGAAGTTCTATTTCGGTGAAGCGTATTTTGTAAAAGACACAAGATACAGCAACGTAGACGCAGGATTTGTCGTCGTATTGCCCGAGCAGATGAAAGCTACCGACGAAATGCGAGCATTAATAAACAGATACAAACTAGCTTCGATTAGATATTATATAATTAATAAAAAAGCATAAACAGATATGGACAGAATAATATTTGACAACATTGCAGCAGGATTCCCCGCAGACGATAATTTTATGAGATTGGTGGACGGATACCGAGAGACAATAACGCAGTTATGTAGAAGTGTTTTCGGTGAAGAGCCTGTAATACTGTCAGGTTTGGAGATAGAGAAAAGTGGCTCCGGCAGTGAAGTCACAACTACCGTTAGCAGTGGATGGATATGGCTCGACAACAACATATTGAAGTCCGAAAAAAAGGTATTCTTGGGAGATATTAACGTCGACAATATTGTGATATCTTCATCTCAAATAATTAAAGAGGGTATTTATCATAATGGAGAATCTCATCCCACATACATTGCTAATGTTTCTGAATTAAAGATATTAAATAATTATACGCCGTATTTTCCCGGTTTGTTCTATTATTTTAATAAAATCAGGAGATTTGGGCAAGCAAAATCAATAGATATAAAAACAGAGTTATCCCTCAACTCGATAAAACTACTGGCTAACAGGCAAGGAAGCACTATAAACATAAGCGGAACAGCACCTTTTAGATTACATAGCAATTCTCCCAAATGGTTTTATATTGGCAATATACATGAATTAGAATTTATTTCGGACAACAAACAGATGTTATTCCCTTGTGTTATCGTTTTTAATGATAACCATTGGCCAAAAACAGATAATATCACCGTATCCTCTGTACTTAAAAAATCCGCTAGAGGAGAACTGCATTTACTCGTCGAATCCAGCAAAATATCTATTGAAGAGAATGAATATATTGACGCAGTTGCTCACATCAACATAACATATAATATTTGATAATTATGAAATACGAACAAATAGACAATCTGCTGCTGCAGATAAAAAACGAGACTACCCAGGGAGGCAATACCAGAATAAGAGTATACAATGCCCTATCGGCAATACTGGAATATGCCAAAGCTATGGGCATAGACAACTCAAACGACGACATAATACGGCAGTTAAATACATTACAACAAAAACTGTCGCAGCACGAAGAGAGCAGCAAAGCTCACGAAGCTATTTTCCAGGAAATAAAGAATATTATAAAAGAAAAAATAGGAGCCATTACACCCGAAGCAGGCGAGAAATTCTACAATAAAGACTCCCTCAGAAGGCTAAATTATGTAAGTGATTTCGAGAGCGATACTACTACATTCAAGGAAGGAGCATTTGCGTTTGCTCCTATAAATTCGGCTAAGATGGATAAACTCACCTCAATACCCAACTCTCTATTCAAAAGGTCTAACTTATCGTATGGTTCGTTTAAGTCCGCTACTATGATTGATACGGCTGCTTTTGCCGAAACGGGAATATACTATATCAACAAGCCCGATACGAAGGAAGAATGGAACTTACTTTTACCAAACGTGGAGGGAGTGAAGAGTTACGCATTTTATGGTTGTCACAGTCTTACTGAGGTATATCTTCCAAAAGCCATAGGTGTTAGCAATTGGGCATTTGCGGACTGTATCCGCCTCAAAAAATTGGAGTTACCCGTGTGTGATACCTTTCTATTCAGCGCAGTAGCCAACTGTATACAATTGGAAGAGCTAATATTGCCAATGCAACGGTCTATGTATAAGGCGGGATACGAGCGACTGTTCGGGTGCACAGGGCTAAAAAAGGTCGTTATGCCTGTACTGTACGAAATGGACGAGTTTCTTAACAATATGTTTGCTGACTGTATAGCACTCGAAGAGGTAGATATACGCACAATGAAGTTTATACCTTCACACTTCTTTTCAGGTAAGAAAAAACTACATACAGTAGACATAAGCGGAGCGGGGTATATCAACAGGAATGCTTTCGACGGCTGCACAAGTTTAAAAAACATCACAATAAAGAATGCTGTCGCAATATGGGAATATACTTTCAACAACTGCCACAGTATTAAGGAATTGAGCCTGCCGAGAGTACACACCTTTGCACGCAAGACATTAGCCAATATGGACAGCCTGACGACACTTACCATAGGAGCTCCCGTCATCAATTCTTGGGACTACTCTACCCTTGACGGTGCTGTCTACAATTGCCCGTCGCTGACGACAATCAATGTTCCCGATGGAATAACATTGTTAGATAAACAAGTAAATGGCTTATCTTTCGTTCGCTGCCCCAACATATCGAAAGACAGTGTGCTGGGACTATTTAACAAGCTTGCCGACAATACGGGTAAGTCTGTAAAAAATATAGCATTAGAGGCTGTCGTACTCAAAAATATAACAGACGAAGAACTAAATATTGCAAAAAACAAAAATTATAATATCGTAAGATTGGGAGAATAAAAAAGCCTCCTCCATTTGGACGGAGTCTTCGCCTCCCACGAAAAACGATTTTAGGTGTCAATCTACCGACGACGAGACAAATATCAAGTCAAAGACGGGGTTGACATCTGTTTTTTTTCTCCCACATCACAATGATTATTAAGACATAACAAAGTTAATTCGACAAAAACAACTAATAGAATAACTTTTTTGTACTCGTCGTTTTAATCTTCTGCACTTTTGGTCTTGGAGGGGATATATGAAAAAAAATGAGCCTCTCAGACAATTTTATCCTCAAAATTTACACTACCTTTGTATTATAACTAAAAAAAATATCACAACATAGAAAAACTTTTAAACCTCACCAAATGACAAAAAAAACAATAACACGAAACAATAATGAATAATAATGCATCAATAGGTTTGGCTCTTTCGGGTGGCGGACACAAGGGGTTGGCACACGCAGGGGTATTGCAGTTTTTGGAAGAGAAGAATATACGGATAGACGTTATTTCGGGTACGAGTGCGGGGGCTATCGTCGGAGGACTGTACGCTATCGGAAAAAAGCCTACCGAGATTTTGGATTTTTTCAAATCGGTCAAATTGTTTTCGTGGAATCATCTTTCGTTCAGCAAAGCAGGTCTGTTGGATGCGGAAAAATTTATCGAATATTTGGATGACGTTTTCGGGGAAACCAAACTCGTTGATTTTCCCAAAGAGA